TGGACGAATACAAGCGGCTGATGGTAGAAGTTATTGGGATTTAGATACTGGAGAATTTCACCTGGAGCAAGGAATTGTTGAAAAGACATTCAAGAATATTGTTGAAGGTAAAACACAAGAAATTGTTGATGAAGTTAAAAAGAGTATTCCTAACATGGAAGGACTTAAGGGAAAAGATGCTTATGTTCATAAGAAGTACTCTAATAATGCTGATGGTAGTAATATGAATGATGACTCTAACTCTAAGTATATTGGGATATATAGTGGTGATAAGAAAACACCGCCAACAGATCCACGAGAATACAGCTGGACTAGAATACTGGGAGAAGATGGAATTTCAGCATTTAACTTTAACTTATTAAAAGATACTCAAATTAAAGATAGTAGCGCTTATACGTTAAATGGTGCAAACCCTACTATCAATGAAAAAGATTATAACGATAAAAACTCTGTTGAAATTAATAATAATGGGTTAGCTAGAAATTCATGGAAAGGTATTTCATTTAGAAGCGATAAAAAGGAATTTAAACGCGGTGAAAAAATCGTTATCAGATTACCTATTTATATATTTGATGATGTGCCACTTGATAACGGCTTACACTTAGCTTTAAAATCACATAAAAACAACAAGCAAATGGCTGGGTTTGACTTAGGCGCTAATACACCCCGCAACACTTGGGTGGTAAAAGAGTTTGTGTATGAAGTTAAAAATGACTTTACCTCTTTGGATGATAACTTATTCTTTATATTCTCAACAAAAAACGGTCACTTTAAGATTGCTGAACCTTATATGGCTTATGGGAATACAGTACCTAAAACGTGGATGCCGAATGTTGAAGACTTAAGGCCAGCAGCAACAACAAACCTAAATTATCTACCTAACTCAAACTTTGAACATAAGCTATTACACTGGAGTACAAACGCCATCAACAATGGTTTGGAATTGAATTTTGTAAAAAGTATAGATAATTTCGGTGATGGTATTCAAATTGTTGGAACTCCAACTGATACATTTCGTGGGTTGGTAAGTGATCAGTTTAAATTTAGTGTTAAAAAAGATGATAAATATACAGTTTCTATGGATATGTTAAAAAATACTGAAAATGATATTGAAATAGAGATAAAACTATTTTTATATAAAAACAATGAAATTGTTGGCCAACAAGAGCAAACTATGACAATTGGTTTACCAGGAATTAGCCAACGAGTAGCAACAACATTCACGGCTGAATATGATTTTGATAGCTGTATATTTGCAATATACAACAAACAAGACCAAGCTGTTGATTATTACTTGAATTGCTTAAAAATTGAAAATGGTGAAGATGTAACACCATGGCAACCATCATTAGAAGATTTAAAAGCACATACCTTAACTACTAACGTTCGTTTTGAAGGTAAATATGTAAACAAGAAAACAACTGGCGTTAAAGCTTATTTAGACGTTTTTTACGACAACGTTCAACTTACTGAAGGTTTTGTATCAAGAATGAAGTATAGGGGCGCTGATCGTACTGAATGGAGCGAATTTGAAGAAGTTAGTGTAAGTGGAGATGGCCACATCCCAGCGCTTGCAATTGAAGATAAGGAACAAAACGGTGAACCAATAGAGATAGTTGTACTTACTACATGTAATGGTATTAGCAATTTAACAAGAGAAAGATTAGATGATAAACCAGATATAGTAGAAATTACTGACATCCTGGAAAAATACAAAACGTTTGATCATACAATGGAAAATTTCAATTCAACAATTGGAGAGTTTAGAGAACAAGTAATAAATGGTGGTCGAAACTTATTAAAAGATAGTGCTGAAATGAATAATGTAATGCCAGTAATGAGTAATTGGCAAAGAACACTTCAGAATGGCACATTAGTAATGACTAAACATAATGTTGATGATAGCGAAGGCGTTTATTTTGTATTAGCTGACTTTTTACAAAACGAATACCAAGATACTCAATTGACATGGAGCATCGATATTAAAGCTAGTAAAGATATTACATTCACTAGAATGGGCCAAGGTACTGGCGGGATAAAAGAAGGAACTTTTGAAATAACACCAGAATGGCAACGTTTTTCACACACCTTTACCAATAAATTTGAACGTGATATTACTTTCTTTTTAGAGGGTATGCAAGGTACTTGCGAAGAAGGCGATAAAGTTTACTTCAGATTTCCAAAAATTGAAAAAGGGCCAGTGGCAACGCCATGGACTCCAGCACCAGAAGACTTGAATTTAATCAAGGAAAGATTGGAAAGTAGCATTAATCAGACTAAAGATGAATTAGGTTTGATGGTTAAGAAAAATGAAGTAATAAGTTCAATCAATTTAAGCGTTGAAAAAAATGCTGAAGGCCAAGACGAAGGACTGGTTAAGATAAAAGGTAATATGATTGCTGATGACATTCATGGTAAAACATTTACTGGTAGTAAATTCATCATCGGAGAAACTGGTATCTTAGATAGTCAAGGCTCTAATTTCAGAGTTAGTGCGCCACATAAATGGGGTGAAAATGCTGGTTATGGTATGCAGTTCAGAGGTGCTGAAGGTGATGGGCTTAACCAAGGTTTAAACATTTATAGAGTTGATGATGTAACAAACCCTAATAAGCCATTATATACACCTGCTGAAGTAGGGCTTTCAGTATTTGGAGAGATACAAGGTGGGTTTAGAGCCAGTGTATTTCCTGGAACTGGTAAGCTAACAGCGGTGCTTGGAACAGCTGTAATGACTAATAGATATGGTGATACACCAGTACGGGCCATTGGTGGTAATGGTAAACACGATACAACAAAAACGTTAAATCGTATTTCATGGATAGGGTTGAAAACTGGTCGAGGTGGAACTCATTTCTGGGTAAACGATGGAACGGGAACCCAAGCCGATTACGCCGTTGCAGTTGGTAGGGCTGACTCTGATAAACGATTAAAAGAAAACATTAAAGATTGTGAGCATAACGCCTTAGAAGTTGTTAACAAGCTTAAATTTAAGTCTTTTGACTGGAAACCAGATAAATTTGGATATACTAAACCACATACTAATATTGGGCTTATAGCGCAAGAGGTAGAAAAAATACAAGCTGACTTAGTAGGTGAAAATGTTAACACGCTGACAATTGATGATTTTAGGTTATTACATATAACTACAAAAGCAGTACAAGAATTATCAGCTGAAAATAAAGAGTTAAATGCAAGGTTAGAACGACTTGAAAAACTATTAGAAGGAAAATAAACAACTAATTAAATTTCAAGGGTGGTGATGGCCATGCGGTGATTGATTAATATGTAAGAACAATTAAATTTTATAGAAAGGCGGTTTTTTTAAAAAAGATGCACATTACATTAACCGAATTAGTTAACCAATATTGTGAACTATTTAACGATGCTTATATACATGCATTTGCGGGAGTAATAGTACTAGATATATTAACTGGGATGATAAAAGCTTGGGTGACAAAAACTTTAAATTCAACAATTGGGAGAAGGGGACTAATCGAACACTTAGCAGTACTTGTGCTAGGTGTAACGGTTTATCCTTATTTGAATTTCATAGGTTTTGAAGAAGTAGCAGCAACGTTTATTTTCTTCTTTATAGCAACTTATGGATTGTCACTAATTGAGAACTTATCTGAAATTGGCGTGCCATTTCCAAAAGGTTTGAAAAAACGATTGGAAAAAATAAAAGATCAATTTGACGAGGAGTGAAGCAATGGAAAAAATAATTAAATTCACTATAGAAAACACAACTAAAACTAGGGAAGTAGAAGAAACATATTCTGAACTTTATTCACATGATAGAAATAATGGACTTTTTGAGTTTGAGATTGCTAATGAGCAATTAGCTGGTAAGAACTTAATAGCATTATTCAAATTTGTAAAGACTGGTTCATATTGGAAAACTGAAGCGGTTGTTGAAGATAACAAAGCTAAAATTAAGTTTGATACTAGTTTAATCACTCAAAACGAAAAAGTAATTTGTTTCATCTATGTAAATGAAGAAATTAGAGATGCTGATATATTTAGGTTTAAGTTTAATGTTAGGGTTTCAGAAATTGATAAAGCTAAACAATTACCATTAAAAGAGCGTTTCTATGCACATGGACTAATTGTTGATAGGTTGGATGTACTTACAAAAGAAGACTTTGATAATGCTATTAAAGAGATTGAAAAAGGTAGTAAATTCTTAACAGAAGCCCAAGCGAATGAAAAGTATGCTTTAAAAAGCGATATACCTAATATTTCTAATTTGGCAACAACAACAGAATTAGAGAAACGTGCTTTAAAGACTGAAATTCCAAGCACTGATTCTGTTGTAAGAAAGGTAGTTGAAGAAGTTGAGAAAAAGGGATATTTAACCCAACACCAGTCTTTAGCTGGATATGTCACTGAAAGCCAGTTGGAAGGTAAAAATTATTTAACCCAACATCAATCGCTTTATGGTTACGTTACAGAAACCCAGTTGAATGAGAAAGGTTATTTAACTAAACACCAGGATATCTCAAACTTAGCTACGAAAAAATCTGTTGAAGCTGTTGAAAATAAAGTTACACAGTTGGAAAATAGACCAGTTACATCAAGTTATGATGACAGCGAAATTAAAAGGGAAATCAAAGAATTAAAAGACAGACCGGTAACAGCTAATATCGATACTAGTAACTTTGTAACAAATACACAGTTGGAAGATAAGCATTATTTAACCGAACACCAGGATATTAAAGGACTTGCCACTAAAGAACAACTTAGAAAAGCTTTCTTAGATGAAGAAGAACATGAAAAATATGCCAAAAAGTCAGAGCTACCGCAACCATACAACGACACTGATATTAAGAGTAGATTGACAACTCTAGAGAATAGACCTGCTGGGAATGTTGATACTAGTAATTTAGTGTCAAGAGGAGACTTAACAACACTTGAATTAACAATCAATAGAAAGTTAAACGGAGAAGGTGGTATATTCACAAATACAGGATATAAAGAACCTTTTCAATATTTTCAAGATACACGTGTAGGGAATCCGCAAAATTATTACGGAAGAATTTACAGCAATAATACTGAAAGAATAATAATCAAAGGTAACAGCGAATATACCAACTTAGACACAGCGTTATATACATTAGCAAGTTCAATTCCAGATGGATATACACCAGACTTTGAGTTTTCGGAAAGTGATAACCTAAAATTCATAACAACACAAAACATACATAATTACATACCAGCAAACACTGGTAACACAGGCAACACAACTGAACTAGACAACCGATTAAAAGTACTCGAGGCTAAAAATTGGGAAATACACGGACGTGGAATGCCGAACGGCGTTGTAACGGCACCTGTTGGAACAACATACGTAGATGAAGCTGTTACAAACGGTGCTTTGAAATGGATAAAGAAAAGCGGAACAGGTAACACAGGTTGGGAAGTTCTAATCGGAGATACAGGTTGGAAAGTACTTCCTTCTGTATCAAAATTAGGTAACTCATTTGTCAAAATAAGACGTGTAAATAATATAGTATCTTACCAGTTCGGAGGCTTAAGCTGGGGTTGGTTTGGTATCGTAAGACGTGGCGGAGCAGGATATGTTTTACAAGGATCTGATAGAGAACGAAATTGTTATATTATTCAAAATGGTGGGATTCCAATAGGATATAGAGCTGAAGCTTCACTTATTGGTAATATATATAATGATAAAGGCGTTTCTTATGGGACATGGTATTTAGGTGGAAATGGAGATTACAACCAATTGAGATTTCAGTTCACAGACCCTGTACCAACAGACAGAGACATCGGAGATATACGAATAAGTTCTATCTCTTATTTAACAAGCGACCCATGGCCGACAAACTAGAAAGGAGGTGAATACATTATGATAAATTGGAAAGTAAGATTTAAGAATAAACGCTTTGTAATAGCATTTATAGCGGGACTATTGCTATTAGTTAAGCAAGTAG